GACCGCTAAGTCAAACGCCGTTCCTATCTCCATCTCTCCGCGAGAAGGGATACAAATGGCGACTTTCTTATCTTCCCACGGTGCTTTCTGCTGCTTTTGCTTAATCTTGTCGTGAACCTTGCCCACTAAATTCTCCCCGGTCTCGTCCGTAAAAAACGGTTCTCCGGGTCGTTCAGAAAAGCCTTCATTCGTTTCTGGTCTACCACAGCGAACCCCCTCATAATTCCCTTCACATTCAGGTCTGCAATGACCGAATTGGGAATCTCCGCTACCCGCGCACCATCACCCCACCGGGCGCGTTGGTCTATCTGGTTATAAGAAGCCTTGTTGGCCTCTAGGATTGGTGCGACGTTTTGTTCGTCCATGATGACAAGCCCGCCATCGCCGTCCGAAAACCAAGTCCGCTTTCCCTCTATCGTTACTTCTTCGCCCAACTTTTGCATATTTACCCCGTAAAGCCGACGGTGGGAATTACCCACCGCCGATTCTATCACAAGTTACGCTGCTTTGATGTCAAAGATACCGCCGTGTGCTTTCTCGTTACGAACTTCAAGGGTCAGTTCGGCAAGAATCTGAGTCTTGTCAGAGTCGCCGGTCTTAGCCAGGTCATTCGTTTGGAAAGGACGGAGGTAAGCAAGGGCTGCGTACTCGGGGTCAAGCATCAAGGCGTCCGTAGAACGCATGAAGCGGTCAGGAACGATGCTGATGAGGCCGAAGTCCGAGAGGTAAGCACCTGCGGCAGCCACGATAGTCGTGGGTTCTGCGCCGGTCACATAACGCTGCTCTGCAACACCAGTAAAGCCAGACACAGTTGCCTTCAAGCCTGGGGGAACAACCAAAATCTTGGGTGTGCCGCCTTCGGTAAAGATTTCCTGTGCCACTTCTTTGAGCATGGACTCAAGGAAGGTACGGGTCGTGGTGTCTGAACGAACGTCGGAACCGTCACCTGTTGGGTTTGTACCAGCCGAACCCTTGGATACGTTTGTGGTGATGTAAGAAAGGAGTGAACCCAGCTTACGAGCACCAGAGGTAGCCGTACCGTTGGTCTTGGCTTGGTTAGCCGTGATGATTGTCTCGATGTCGCGCTTGATTTCGGAAGCGGCTTTAGCCAACTGGTAAGCCTTCTCAGACTTACGGCCAGCCTTGTCTACTGCCTCAAGCGTGCCCGAAACCTGAACGGTCTTACCAATGATTTGCGTGAAGTTGCCAACACGGGTCGTGGGCGAGAGTGATGCTGCGGCTGCGTCATCACCTTCAATGAGGGCGTTAGCAGTCGTAGCGGCGGCCAATGCGTCGGTCTGCCACTCGTGGTTGGTTTGGGTTGCTTTAGCCTTACCGATGGACGACATGATGGGCGTGTCGGTGGGGCTAATCGAGTAAATAACATTTGCTAAGTCTTCGCGGACACCAATGCTGGTGTACCGCAGGTAGGTATTTGAGGGTACTGACATTTAATTCTCCTTAGAGGAATCTTTCAAGTAAAGCCGCCGCATCTCGCGGGCGACCAGTCTGTTTGAGTTGCTTGGTCAATTTCTTGACCGCCTCTCCGTCCCTATCAAGGCGAGGAGAGTTGACCCCAGGTGCTAATGACTTGGGAGCCTCTGCCACTCTTTTGGATATGGCAGGTTTTGACTTCTGCAATTTTTCGTATTGCATAGCCCGATACAGAGTCAGGACGGCGCGGTGGTCGTACACCTGCGACAACTCTTGGTCTGTCCAGCCTTTTTGGTGTAGTCAGATGTGCGTGAGTAGCCCTTAATAAGCTCGTCTAAGTCCACATCCAGTTCTTCGTTGTCAACCTTGACCCGAAACCTTTGTGGTGCTTGGACTTCTTCTTGGACTTCTTCGCCTTCCGCTTCCTCAGATTCCTCGGCTTGCGCTTCGTACTCCTCGGTCTCCTGTTCCGCTAGTTCCTCGGCTTGGCCTTCCGGCTGCTCTGGCTCCAGCATCCCAAAGATTTGGGCGGCTGCATTGTCTACTGTTTGCGCACTCCCTTGCGGGTTGGTGTCTTCCATTTGGAACTCCTACTGTGGTTAAAAAACCATAAACTTGCGTTTCTTGTCTATCTCCTTGTTAGTGGCGATGGACTTGAGTGACGCAATAAATTCTTCTAGCCCCTTGAGTTTTAGACGCTCGCGTTCACGAACATCCACATCCTCGTCAGAACTATCTAAGATGTTGTTAATATACATCAGCCGTTGCTTTTCTACAACAGCCATAAAAAACTCGTCGTTCAGGAAGGCTATCGCCCGTTCTGTTTCGTTCAACCGGGAATCTCCACGCCTTGATTTCTACCTTGGGAAACCTCGAAGGCTTTGAGTTGCGCCTCGGCTTGGAACTCGGCACTCTTGAGTTCCATCTGTGCGGCGGCCTTCTCCCTAGCCAACTGAATGTCTGCGGCGGCTTTCTCGCGCTGTAACTGGATGTCTGCCTGTGCCTTGGCCTGGTTCAACTGAATGTCTGCTTGCGCCTTTGCCTGAGTAATCTGCATCTGGGCTTGCGCCTGTTGCATCAGGGCTGCCGTAGCGGGGTCGGGCTGTTGCTGCTGCGGTTGCATCATCTGCTGTTCCATCTCCGGCGTAATCTCGCGGAAGAACTCAGAGGTGTCCTTAAACCCTGCGGACTCGATGAACCGTCCCAAGGTGTTGCGGTACTGGCTAGGCGAGACTAGCGGGTTGGCTATTCCCATCTGGGACATAATCTGCTCCTGCTTTTGCAGGATTGCGGCCACCATCGCCATCTGTTGCTCACGGTTACCCGTACCCAGACCGACGTTTACCGTCAGGTCGTACTCGTTGCTCCACTCGCGGGGGTCGATAGCCACGAACTTGCCACGCATCCGCACAATCCGTTCCTTGTCTTGATACTTGCAGACAAGGTGCAGGATGGACTTGAACAGGTCTTTTACCCCTGTCTCGGCGAATATCCTAGCAATCAACTCAACCTTTGCCGCACCTGCGTTCTGAACCATCGCCACCGCTGTCGCGGTAGTGTTTTGCAGGATGTTGGGGTCTAAGCCCTGAGAAGCCTGTGTAACGCCTGTGCGCTTCTGCTGTATCTCGTCCATGTAGGCGAGCATGGGGAAGGCTTGTCCGGCCACCAGAGGCACTTGCAGGGGCGTTATAGCGGCATTGTTCTTGACCCGCACAATACCGCCTGGGGTGACCGTCAGCATATCGTCTAGGTTTACCTGCCCATCAACCACGGCCATCCGAGCGTTATTAGAAAGATACAGGTTATCCAACATCTGACGTGTAATTGTGGTCTTAATCTTCTGGATGTCCACCACGCGGTCAGCCAAGCTGTGCCCGAAGAACTTGTGGGGCATCGGGATTGGGCAGATAGAGCAGAACGGGATGAAGTCTGCTTCCTCGTTCTCTAAGATTGTGCCGCCAGCGTAGAACACACGGCGCAGTTCGGCAATGCCGTCCTCGTCGTAATCTGTACGGATGTAGCACTCGAACGTCTCAATCTCGTCCATGCTTGTATCAAGGCTGGGGTCGTCTGGCTGCTCCCCATTCGGGAACCGCGCCACCCTCTCGGGGGTGAATGTAAGGTCGTCGTAGGCTGGCAACTCGTCAATCTCGTCGGCCTTAAAGCCCATGCTGATTAACTCGGAACGGGTGGTCAGTCTACGGTGGGCTACGAAAGGCGCGTCAGCGATACGGCGAGCCTTCTTGGAGATTAAGAACTCCTCGGGCGGTACGTTCTCTACCTTGACCGAACCCTTCTTGTTGACCTTCTTGACCGTGACGTTGTACGAGAACACGGGCTGCATTGTCATTTCTGGAGGCACGCCCGTCTGCTGGGCAAGCATCATCTGCTCAGGTGTCGGAGGGACAGGGACTTCGCCTATCTGAGTCTGGCGTTGCTTGACCACTTCCATCTGCCCGTCTGCTAAGAGCAGGGTCAGTTCTTCCTCGGACAGGTTCTCGTATTTCTCCTTGTCCACGGATGTCTCGTCGTTCCACCAGACCTTGATGACCCCTGCCTTTTGCAGGAGCGCGTCCTTGAACCAAGTCTGGAATACCTCGAAGCCTGGGTTGTCGTTCATCAGCACCCAGTTGCAATACTCGGTGGCTTGCTTGGCCTTCTCCTCGTCGCCGGGAGCCTTTGGCTCAAACCGTACAACGTCGTCGGACTGTGTAAATACACGCAGGAGTTGTGGCAATGCACCATCTACGGCC